TAACTCTACCTACAGCAGTTGATCCAACTCCTATAGTTTGAGTAACAAAGTCATCAGCAGTGAATGTAGCAGTACTAGCACCAGCACCAGTTAATCTTAAAGCATATACAGCACTTGCTTTATCTAATTCTAAATTTTCAGTAGAATTATATGCTTCAGGATTTTGAACAATCCCTACACGAGCAAATTCTTGTCCTGTTATAAAATCAGGGTTCTCAGTATCATTTTCAATTCGAGCATAAACTAGAGCATTTTTTGCTCCTAGTTCTCTATAAATGTCAGCACCGTGTCCACCTTGAGGAGGAATAATAACATTAAAGGCAGCTGGACTGGAACCAGTAGGAACTCCACCTTCTGCTAAATCCAATGTTCCAAAACTATAATTAGATCCCCCCTTGGAGACAGTAACTGATTCTACTTTGGAAGAACTATTGATAACCACAGTTGCTTCTGCACCTTGACCATCACCATTGATAGGTACTTTGGTATAAGTTTGATTAGCAGTTCCTAATCCAACACCTCTATTTGTAATAGTAACAATCTTAAGTTGACCACTAGTAGACGCATTATCTCTTACTGCAGCATCAGTACTATTAGTTGCCCAATCTGCAGGAACAGGCATAAAGTCTGTAGAATCAAATTTTACAATATCACCTGGTTTAATAGTATACAAATATTTCCACACATATCCATCACCACTACTTCCTGCTGCTCTTGGTTCTAAATCAGTAAATGTTGGTTGATCTAATGATGCTTTTCCTTCTGGGTTATCGGGATCCGTTCCATTCTGAAGACAAATATAAACTTTGTAATCTTCATTTACCACAAAATAATTTGCAGCATATAATGTAATTGCATTAGAAGGTTTAGAAGGATTTTCTGCTTGAATATCATTTCTATACATGTCATAGGTAATACCTGATGCCCATGTATTCTTTTTAACAACTTGCTTAATATCTGTTGTATCTACCTTTTTCAAGGCTATCATTGTATCCCAATATTCATTCTCTTGATTAAAACTATCCCGTGGATCAGGTGGAGTCGTATTCCAATCAGAATCAACCTGCGTAGCATTAGGCAAACCAATCCATGTATAAAATGAATTAGTTGTCGATGCTACACTGGCAACAAAATCTTTAGTATTTAATATACGAAGTTGATCAGTTATAATTGCAGCCATTTTGCGATAGTTTTTTTACTTATTTATCAAAGATTGTTAAGCAGAATAATCTTGAGATTTTAAAGGAGCAACTCTACTCACCACTGCTGATGTAGAGATACCTGTAAATCCATTTTGCGTATATGCAGTGAAGGATGTAACTGAAGTACCAGGTCTAGAACCTAGTGTTATTCTTCCCCATGAGAAACTTCCAAACAACTCACTCACACCCACTCCCGATAGAGAATTGAAACTAGAAACACTAGTCGTTACTCTAGCCACATATGTATTAGCAATACCAGGTACTGAAGTCTGTGCAACAGAAACTGCAGCGACTTCATATACATTATCTAGGAAGGTAGTTCCTATTCCTAAGACTGATCTATTCTGATAGATCGATGTTACACCATTTCCAATATTACTATTAGAAACTGTAAAGTAATATCCAGTCTGAATTCCGCTAATTGTGACAGCAGTTCCTACTATATCAGTATTCCTTAAGTAAGAATTTGTAGGAATGTACATGTCAAATACAATACCTGTAGATGCAACACCTACGCAAGTTGTACCAACTCCTACGATTTCTCCAAAGTCACCTTCATAAGTAGAAGAATCATTTATTTCTCTTGTTACATTAGGAACTTCAATAAGAACTTCTGGTATAGAGGTATTAGTATATCCTGTGCCAGGAGAAGTAACTGTAATAGCAGAAACTGCATCACCTGTAAGAGTAGATGTGACAGATGCTCTCGTTGTTGTTCCCAAACCAACAGGAGTACCGATAATCACATTAGGAGCAGCAGTATATCCTGTTCCACCCAAACTCACTGTTACAGCAGAAATTGTACCAGCAGCAGATACAACAGCAGTTGCAGCCGCTCCTACAATATTATCTTGAGAAGTTATAGAAATCTTTTGAGTCTTGGCAGTTGTTTGATCTTCATTACTAGGATCAAAGAATGTTCTTACACTCTCTACAAATATCACAGTTGAACCTACTCCCACAGATTGAATAATGAATGTAGTAGGATTGATTAAGGCCTCTAACTCTTCACGACTCTTACTAACTACTTGACCATTGATAATCTTATCTACACCCTGTTTACACCATGTAACTGTTCTCTTACAATTTGGATCTCCATTGATACCAACACCTGTATATGCATTAGTATCCACAACATCACTTGCTACTACTTCTTTTACTAATCTTATATCTTCTTCTATCGAATCAGTGCAAAGATCTCCATCACCTCTAATTTGAAGAGTGTCTCCTTTCTTGACAGTTTCTAATATATCCTTAAAGGTAACATCAGTATCACCACTTCCTTTATAGAAGAGAATCTTACATGTATCACCATCAAATGATCCATCAGTTTGTCTTCCTTTAGGAGCCTCAGAGAATGTTAGAATACTTCCGTTTGTAAGGGTGTATCCTTGACCAGGTACTTGGAGAGTATCATTAACAAAAACAAGGATGGTTGATTGAACATCAATACTAGATCCCTCTCTGGCCCTAATAGTAATAGGAGAACCATCTTTCTTTAATGTAAATACTTTCTTGGTTCCATTAAATTCACTTTGAATCTTATCAAGAACTTCAAGTTGTCCGAAATGCCAACCAGCAAATGAATCAGTAGAGACATCCTGTATTGTAATCTGGAATTCTGCAAAAGTTTTAGATGGATCGGTAGGAATACCAGTTGTTCCCATTTTAGGAACAGTAAGAACTTGATCATCCGCATATCCATAACCAGTATTCTTTATTTCAAACTGTGTAACACTAGATCCTTGACCCACTACTATATCAACAGTGGCTTGAGTTCCAATTCCTGTTGTTCCAGAAGAACTGTACACCAAAGGAATATTGCTGTATGAAAGTGGTTCATCAATTACAACATCCATCTGTCTATTAACTGTTCCACATCTTGAGTAGAAATGAGTTCTTGTAGATACTCCAGTGTTAACAACAAAGGAAGTGGTATCTATAACTTGAAGAACTGTGGATCCACTAGCAGCAGGATCAGTGCCACTTGCTGAATTGTTTACATCTCTAGGAGCAATCAAAGCAGGTTGTATTGTACCACCTGATGCATAGAATGTAGGAACAGTTGAAACACCTGCATTTATGGTAAACTGAGTAGCACTTGCGACTCCCGTAACAGGGGTTCCACAATATGCAGGATCAGTTGTTCTAGGATAACTATGAGTTGCAGCACCATCATCTAAGGCACAAGTAAATGCCAATCCAGTAAGCACCACATCACTTGCCTTACCCGTTACAGACAGTCCATGAGCACCAGATGTGGTGACTGTCATGATACCTGTAGTATTATCGTATACGGCACTCTGAACGCCTACAGCAGGGAGGTAATCACATGTGAATGCAATTCCTGCTAACTTGACTTCTTGCCCTGCTACAAGACCGTGGGGTGTCGATGTAGTGACCGTTGTGACTCCTGTTATAGAGTTATATCCCACATTAGAAATTGACCGTGGTACATAAATGACTTGACTGTTTGTAATTGCTATTCCTGTGATATGACCATCAGTAATTGCAGCAGTACCAATACCAATTAATTGTGGTTGAATATTTGTTCCTGTTTGAATAGCCACATTAACTGTGGTTTGAACTCCTATTCTATATCCTGATCCACTATTACCAATACTAATAGAAGAGACAGTTCCAGCAGCAGAAACAATTGCGGTTCCACCAGCAGCAACAAGTGGTTGATAACCCAGACCACCAGTAGATCCTACAGATGCAACTACACCACCAACAGGAATATTAGAATTGTTAGGATCACTTGCAAGAGAAGTTGCTGTTCCTGTAAATGTTATAGTCGTAATTCCTGAACCTTGAGATAATGTATAATCTTGAGGTGTGTCTAATGTACCAGTTGGCCCTTGGAAGATTCCGTTAATAAGAATACAAGCATTATTAGTAGAGAAACCTACTGCATTTGAACCATCTGATTTCAAAGTAAATGTTTTACCAACACCAGTAAATCCTTCAGATATATCATCAAAAACTTGGTTAGTTGCATAAGGTCTATTACTGCTATCTGCAGCTGCTCCTCTCATGAAGGTTCTTCCTTGGAAAGTAGAGAATGTAGTAATTCCTACCCAATCTCTACTTTCTGGTGGGTTAGTTGTAGAACTAATAGGAGTTGGTCCTAAAGGTGCATCAACAAAGTTAATAGTATTTTCAACAATATTATAATCACCATCAACTTTAGTAATTAAAGAATCCATAGTATGAATTCCTAATGCCGTTCCCATCCATTGACGATCAACTGCAAGGAAATTAGTACTACCAAATCCTACTGTAGTAACTTTCATTATTTCTTCATTGATCTTAATTAGATTCCCTTCTCCTCTCCCTCTA